CTCTCGACTTTGCCCAATTGGCTCGAAAAGATAGGCATGATATTTCACCTCCTAATGAAAACGGGGACAGGCAGCGCTGTGGCTATCTGTCCCCATGCCGTGTCATAGAGCGGTATTTGCGTCGCGGTCTATTCAGTTACAGCGCCTTGGCCTTGCTGGCCCACTCTGCGCTCTTCTGCTCGATCATCTGGGCAGTTTCGTAGTCCTGGTGCTCGGAATTGTCCAGAACCTCGGCATACTTGCGCTTGATCTGGACGCGCTCGCCGCGCTGGATGTAGCAGTTATCGCCGTTGCAGCCCACAAAGACATCGTCCTTGTACTTGCCGGTGTCCTTAAACAGCTTGACTTCCACCAGCTCCTCGCCACGCAGGCGGTCTGCCTCGATCTCGGCAGCACGCTCGGCGGTCTTCATCTTGCCGTTGGTCATCTTCTGAGCCTCGGCCAGCAGGCGCTCTGCCTCAGCCTTGGCGGACTGTGCTTCTGCCAGCATAGCGGCCATCTGGGCCTGCATCTGCTCCAGGGTCATGCCCTGCTCTACGACTTCTTCGTTCTTCTTGGTAGCCATAGTATTCCTCCTTATAGTTTAACGAGGGAGGGGAGGAGGAAACCCCTCCCCCGCCCATGATAATGAGCTTGCGCTCAGTTACGGGTTACCTTAGTTGGCAGCGCCGTTGAAGGTGCACTTGGACTCAATGCGCACCATGAACTGCTCGACCAGACGTTCAGCGACCTTGGTGGCCTTCCAGCCAACGGTAGCACGCTGATCCAGGGGGTCAGAGGTACCGCCGGAACCCAGCTGCTTGGTGAAGTGCTGCAGGCCGCCGCCCTCGATCTCGGTGACGCCGTAGGCGTTGTCAGCCAGGACCAGGGTGGAGTAGACGCCGCCGTCAAAGATCTTAGCCTCGGTGGTCTCGACGAAACGGACACCGGCGATACGACCGATCTCGCCCTCGTACCAATCCTTGGGATCGTAGTCCTTGACGTTCTGCCAAGTGGGATCGTTGGTCAGATCGAAAGCGACGTCGGGATGGATGATGGCGACATAGCTGTCACCGATCTTCTCGGCGTTCTGAGTCTTCAGAGCGCGAGCAGCCTTCTTGATGTCCTCGACGGTCAGGTTGTCAGCCAGGGCGGAACGGGAGTTGACGCCACCGGCATAGATGACGTTGGTACCGCCGTTCAGAACCTCACGGGTGATGGTGTCCAGAGTGGCACCGGCCTGCTGGCCCAGCAGCTTGGTAGCCTGGACCATGTTGTTGTCGATAGCAGTCAGCAGCAGCATATCAGACAGGGTGATGTAACCGCCGTACTGAGCCACAGTGGCCTCGATGGTGGTCACAGCCAGGGACTGGCCATCAGGAGTGACGCCCTCGACCAGGGGAGTCAGCAGCTTGCCCAGGGGGCTGAACTTGCGGAACTCGATGGTCTTGCCGCCGTTCTTGGGGATGGGGTGCTTCTGACCGAACTGATCGTGCACCATCTTGGGCTGGGCGTTGTCGATCAGGTAGTCAGAGTAGAAGGTCTTCATCTCGGGGGACAGATCGCCGGAGGTGGTGACCTGGGTGTTCATCTCAGCAAACAGCTGCAGATTGATGTTCTTAATGGTATCAAACATGGTTGATGTCTCCTTTCGTGATTGGCGGGAGACAAGTCGCTTATCCAAAGCGGATCTTCTCTCCTCGCATGGCACGACGTACAGCCTCGGCTCTGTCGGCTTTGGATAGACTGTGCACGTCGTTCTTGACGATCACGGCGCTCTGGGAGGAGGTACCATTCTCACTGGGTCTGGACTGCTTGGCCTTGATGTTGGCCTGCATCTGGGCACTGGCCGTCTGTGCGGCATTGCGTGCGGCTGCAGCCTTGATCTCTTCCATGTGGACCAGCTCGTAAGCCTTCTGCACGGGGATGCCGGACTTCAGCAGGCCCTGGAAGTCCCGGTTCTGGATCTCGGTTCGGAGATCGAAACCAGGGTACATATCCTTCATGCCCTCTGCCTCCTGCATCCACTTGGCCAGCTGGGCCTGTGCCTGCTGCTCACCCTGCTGTCTCTGGCGGATGGCACGCAGCTCGGCGTTCTCACGCTCCAGCTTCTGCATGGCTCTGTACTGCTCCACGGTGAGGCCTTCCTTGTCAGCAGCCTCTTCCCAATAAGAGGTGTCTTCCTCGATTGCGGTCATGAGCTTCTTCATGTCACCGTCAGCGATGTTGTACCGCTGCAGAAGCATATCCAAAATGGGCTTCTGATCGGACAGGCTCTGCTCCATGCCCTTGACTTCCTTGAAGCGACGGTTAAAGGCCTCCTGGAACTTCTCGGCGTAAATATCCTTGTATTCGCCGCCGATCATGTCATCGAATGCCTTGCGTCTCGCCTCCAGGGTGTCGGATGTGGTGCTCACACCACTCTTGTTGCCGTTGGCCTCGGCAGTGTTCCCGGCGTCGGAACCGACAGCAGTACCGTCAGCAGCGTCCTGCTTACCAAATACCACATTGTCATAAGCGCCCGTCTTCCCACGGCGGCTGCCTCCGCGGGTACCTTTGATCTCAGCCTTTGCCAAGTTGCCCTCGCTTGCCTGGGGGGCACTTGCGGCGGCACCTTCGCCACCGGCAGCACCACCAGCTGCTGCGCCGTTGAACAGCTGCAGGTCGAACTTGGGCCAGTTGATGTTGTTTCGCATGGTATCCATGCTCCTTTCTCGCGGCCTATTCCCGTGAGTCACCGGCAGTTCCGGAATATTCGATCGTCACATGGTCGGGGTACTGACGGGAGATTTGGATCAATCCCATCAGCGCCACCTGGAATGCGACGTTTACGTTATCTGTACCGGCACAGGCGATGTACACCTGGCCGTCTTCCACCATCAGCTCATCCATTTCGGTAATCTCTTCCTGGTTGTTCTCCAACCAGCCCAGCAGGCCGAAGGCGATGGCAGATACACCGGCACAGACAATGTCCTTGCCGTGCTCGGCATATCCCGCATGGCCGTTGATGGTCAGCTCATGCTCGCCCTCTCCCCGGTTGTAATGCACCCGGATCATTTTGCATTCATGTCCGGCTTGGCGCGGGCCGCAAGCCGCTCGCCGTAGGTGTTCAATCCTTCGGTCTGCGGCTCTTTCATGGCACTGCCCTTGCTCTCACCCTTGGGGACCGGTTTGCCGCTCTGAGGGGCGCTCTGGCCCTCCTGCTGGCCTTCCATCAGACCCAGCACATCCTGGCCGGTGGTCTTGTAGATGATCATGCCCATCTTCTGCATCATCATCTGCATCTGCTGCAGCTGGTTCATGAGGGTCATGCCCTGCTGCACGCGATCCTTGACCTTCTCCTCGCCATCGAAGTCCATCAGCTCCAGGGCCGTCAGACTCTGATCAGCCAGCTGGGGATTGAAGAAGCCCAGGTTATACAGCTCCTTGGCCAGCTCATTCTGTGCCAGCTTGCTGTAGGGGCTGCGCTTCTGAGGACGGATGATGATATCGAATACAGGCTTTCTGGTGCTCTGCACATAGCCGGGCTCCAGCTCCTGCCCAGGATAGGCGGGAGGAATGGGCTGGCCCTGCAGACGCTGGTTGTTGAACTGGATGTATTCGAAACGGCCAGTGTCGCCGGTGATGCGGAAGGTGCGGTTCTCGGTATAGAACTGACGCAGCAGCTCGATCACCAGGTAGCACTCCTTTGCATAGGAGCGGAAACTGCCGGAGATCATGTCTCGCGACGTCTTGTTTCCGGCCTCCTGGAGCACAGCCAGGGCCGCGCCGGAGGTCACGCCCGAACCGCTGCCGCCCTGGTTGAAGTCCCGGTTAGCAGAGGTCTCCTTCAGCTCCTCGATCTTCATCTGCAGCACGTTCAGCACGTTGCTGTTGATGGTGTTGACCTGGATGGGCTGCAGGCGCTCCTCAGAGATATCGCCCTCCACATCCACGATGGGGTTGTTCCAGTCGAGGAACTGCTCCTTGTTGATGCCCACGGTCTTCTTTGCCCAGAAGCGGGGACGTGCAGACATGACAGTGTTCTCCAGGATGGCCTGGGACAGCTTGTCGATGTACATCTGCGGGTCCTTCATGATGGCGATCAGACCAAAGCCAACAGGCGTGCCCTCTTCGGGATACAGCACGTCGAATACGAAGGGGTACTCGCCGTGATCATAGAAGCCGTTGGGGTACTGAGGGTTGCCCTCACTGGCGAACAGGACCTCGTTGCCCACAAACTTGCACAGGTGCAGGATGTTCTTGCCCTCCGGTGTGCGCCGCTTGTAGTACCAGTCCACCACCACACTCTTCTCGCTGACATCCACGTTGTCGTCGTAGACGTACTGCTTGACGTCGATCACCTGGCCGTCCAGCTTGCCCTTCAGATCGGGGTACTGCTGCTCCAGCAGATCGTTGTCCACCAGAGAGACGTTGAACAGGTTGCGGCTGGCCTGCAGATCGGTGATGCCGGGTTCCCAGAAGAGGTTGAGTGCATCTACGAACTTCAGCGACACATCGCCCATGCCGTCCTCCAGCTCCTTGTCCCAGAAGACGCCCTTGGGAACGAAGCCGTGCTTCAGCTTGTACCAGGCAGCATCGCTGTAGGTCTCTTCGTAGTTGTTGCGCTCAAACACCACCGGGATGACAGAGGA